CCCCTCTTGTCGTTCGCTATCAGTCACCGCGCAGAAATGCTAATAGTTTTCCACAGGTTCTAAGTATAAATCTGCGAGAACACAGTGAGTAACAGTGTTTTGATGCACAGTAGGTATCAGCAACCTGTGGAAAACTTTATACTTTATGTGGAAAACTTGTGGAAAACAGAATACTCAGAGGACAGTGAAATTCTGTCCTTTTTTTATACTTTGAGGTGGGCGTGTTAAATGTGCAAAATGACAGTTAATTTGTGGTGAATTCTTTATACTTAAGCGGGCGTAGCGGATATATAAAAGCATAAGTCCCTAACCTACAAAGGTCCCCCAACGCTATCAATATAATGAATCCATTTTTATAAAAAAATTCCCGTGGCACAAAAAAAATCCCCCAGGGTCACTGAGGGATTTAAAGTTTTTTATTGTTTAATCAGCGACCCTGAGAAGCATACCACTTTTCAAATGCCTCACGATCCTTATTACCTCTAGGTGGCATTGGGCGTGATTCTCCACGAACTTTCTCATACTTTTTATTTTCTTCTCTCTCATACTTCTCAGGATTCTCACGAGCTCTTTGTGCTTCCAGAATAGAATCTCTCCACTCCTCGCTCATGTTTGCCATAATTGCGGTAGCAGATTCGGCAGAGTCTGCGTATCCATCTGAGAGAAGATGTGAGAGAATAATATCAAAAGATTCTTTCATTTCTTTTTCAGTAACCTTCTCACCCTTCTCTTCCTTACCTTTGGGGTGCTTACCTTCTTTGTGCTTTCCGCCTTCATCTTTACCAGATTCTTTGCCTTCCTTTTCTGTTTCTTTTTCTGCTTCTGCTGCTTCATAAACTGATGCGTAAGCCTCGCTCAGAGCATCAATTTCCTTTGAACTAAATGAGGGAAACATGAGTCTTTATAAAATAACTTGATACCGCTATTTATCATCTTGACACTCGCTAAATACTGTTGTATGATACTGAAGTATAAATCATTTTCTTATGACAAAGGGATTTAAGGTTATTGCTAAAAACACTGAGTCTGAAGATCAGTGGAATTATGATCTAATTAAAAAGAGAGCACAAGGTAAGACAATTATTTTCTGTCTTCCAGGTCGTGGGTGTTCTTATCTGTTTCTAAAGAATTTTGTTCAACTCTGTTTTGATCTGGTTCAAAACGGAATGTCGATTCAGATCTCTCAAGATTATTCTTCCATGGTGAACTTTGCACGTTGTAAAGTATTGGGTGCAAATGTTCTTCGTGGTCCTAAGCAGATTCCTTGGGATGGCAAACTGGAGTATGATTATCAACTTTGGATTGATAATGACATTGTGTTCAATACCGAAAAGTTTTGGCAACTGATTGGATTGGCACAAGGAGATGCTGAGGATGGTTCTGAAGACAAAGGCATTGTGGCAGGGTGGTATGCAACTGAAGACGGATACACCACATCCGTTGCTCATTGGTTGGAAGAAAATGACTTCCGTAAGAATGGTGGTGTGATGAATCACGAAACCGTCGAATCAATCAGCAAGAGGCGCAAACCTTTCACAGTCGATTACACAGGATTTGGTTGGGTACTGATTAAGAAAGGTGTATTTGAAAAACTCACCTATCCTTGGTTTGCACCTCAGATGCAAGTCTTTGAGTCTGGTGAAGTTCAAGACATGTGTGGTGAAGACGTTTCGTTCTGTCTTGATGCAAAGAAAGAAGGTTTTGAAATCTGGTGTGATCCTCGGATTCGCGTTGGTCACGAAAAAACTCGTATTATTTGATGGAGATTTAATTTATGGCACCTCGTAAAAGTTCTGGTGGTTCACTGTTTGTTCCTGGTTCTCCCAAGAAAACTCGTCAAGGTCGTTCACAATACACCAAGTTGAGCGCCTCTTCTCGTAATGGAGCAAAGAAAAGGTATAGGGGTCAAGGACGGTAGTTTATGTATCTACTAGATGGAGACGAAGAATGGAATCACATTCATTCAAAAGACATCTGGGCATACAATAAATTGCATTTAAGTCGGGTTTTGGGTTATACATGTGGTCCAGTTGGTACTACAGTTCCCAAACCCGACTTTTATGTTGTGCGTCCTTGTATGAATTTATTAGGAATGGGGCGTTTTTCTCGGGTAGAGTGGATTCAACACTATACTGATCAGTTTCATCCTGCAGAATTTTGGTGTGAAAGGTTCACGGGAGAGCATTTAAGCGTTGATTTTCAACACAAAGAGTGCAAATTGGTAATTTTGGGTGAACGAAACAAAGAAGATGAGTTATATAAATGGAAAAAATGGACTAAGATAGATAAAGTAGTACAATTTCCATTAATTTTAGACGACTTAGTTGGTGATTATGAGTGGATTAACTGCGAATTTATCGACAATCAGTTAATTGAAGTACATTTCAGAAGAAATCCTGACTTTCGGTATGGTAATTCCATTGCAATTCCAGTTTGGAATGATCAAAAAATAGAAGGACCCATCAATTATCACTTTGTATCAGATCCAGACTTTCATCGAAAAGGATTTTTTATTGATCAAGGGATAGAAACCCCTTAAAAAGTTCTAATTCAACCGAATTAGGAGTAAAAATGGACGATCAACTATTTTTAAGTGAAATTTTACACGACAATCTCACCGAAAAAAAGCATAATCTCAAAAAACAAACTGAATTACATGAAAAAATTCGTAATGATGAAGATTATGATGATTGGGACTATGGTACTGAACCAGTTTATGGAAAAATAACCATGTAAATACTCTATAAATACAAAAAGATTAACGGAGAAACTGTAATTGTCGGAGTATAGCAGAGCTTTTAGGGACATAAATCTTTCATTTAAGTCTCATCCTGTCACTAAGGACATTTTGCCTCTTACAAATGAAGAGGCAATTAAAAGATCTGTTAAAAACATTGTGTTTACAAAATTTGGTGAGAAATTTTTTGATCAAAATTTTGGATCTACCATTAATCAAGCACTTTTTGAACTTGATACTACATTAAATGCAATTGGTTTGCAGAGTGAACTTGAAACTGCGATCATAAATTATGAACCAAGAGTTGAAAATGTAAGTGTTTTGGTAACTGTGAGTGGAGAAGATCACGAACTTTCTGCCACAATCACTTACGACATCATTGGTTTACCGCTTCCGACAATTACAGTCGAATTTATTCTTTTACCAACTAGAGTATAATGGCTTTCGGTCAATTTACAAGTCTGGATTTCGATCAGATAAAGACCTCCATTAAGGATTATCTGAGATCCAATAGCAATTTTACAGATTTTGACTTCGAAGGGTCAAACCTGTCTATTCTAGTTGATGCTTTGGCATACAATACTTATCTGACTGCTTATAATACAAACTTAGCAATTAATGAATCCTTTCTTGATTCTGCAACATTAAGAGAAAACGTCGTTTCTCTTGTTAGAAACATTGGTTATGTTCCTAGATCAAGAAGATCTGCAATTGCAAAAATTACTTTTAGAATTAATAATCTATCATCTTTAACTGCTACACTAAAAGCAGGAATTATTGCAAACGGAACAGAAAGCAATACAGTTTATGTTTTTTCAATTCCAGAAGACATTACAGTAAATGTGGTCAATGGAGTTGCAATCTTCAGCAACATAGAAATTTATGAAGGAACATTTATAACATCAAACTTCACTGTAAATAAGGCATCGTTTGAGCAGAGATTCATTTTACCAAACCCCTTTGTCGATACCTCTACATTAAGAGTTACTATTAAACCAACAATTGATTCTTCAATTACAGCAGAGTACATTCAAGTCGATAACATTCTAGGATTAAATTCAGCATCGAATGTTTATCTTGTTCAAGAAGTTGCAGATGAAAAGTATGAACTTCTTTTTGGCGATGGCATTATTGGTTCTAAGTTAAATGATAAAAATTACATCGAAGCATCTTACATTATAAGTTCTGGTAGACTCGGAAACGGAGTTAATAATTTTAACTTCGTAGGAATTGTAAAAGATGAATTTAATGTAGACATTGATCCTGGTAAGATTTCAAGAATCACCACAGCAGATCGCTCAAGAAATGGTGATGAAATTGAATCTATTACTTCAATTAAACACTATGCACCAAGAATCTATTCTTCACAGTATAGAGCAGTAACTGCTTCTGATTATGAAGCAATCATTGGATACATTTATCCAAATGTAGATTCTGTGACTGCTTATGGTGGAGAAGAATTAACTCCACCAAAATATGGGAAGGTTTATATTTCAGTAAAACCAAGAAATGGTGATACAATTTCAGATTCTACGAAAAAGAGTTTGTTAGAAAAACTTAAAAATTATTCAATTGCTGGTATCATTCCAGAGTTTATTGATGCGAAATATTTACATGTAGAAATTGATTCTAGTGTTTATTATGACACTCGGAAAAATAATAGACCTAATGATCTTAAATCTTTAATTACAAGTTCATTAACTCAATATGCAAATTCATTGGATTTGAATAAATTTGGCGGAAGATTTAAGTATAGTAAAGTAATTTCTCTGATTGATAATGTTAACTATGCAATTACCTCAAACATTACAAAGGTTATAATGCGTAGAGATTTAAATGCAGTGATTGGAACGAATGCTCAGTATGAATTATGTTTTGGCAATAAGTTTCACGTATCACAAAATGAGTATAACATTATTTCCACTTATTTTAGAATCAATGGAGTAACTGGAAACATTTATTTGGCAGACAGGAAAATTAATTCTACACAGGGGGAAATTTTCTTTTTCAGATACCAATCTGGTGGAACTCCACAAGTCGTTAAGAATAATGCAGGCACTGTTAATTATGCCACTGGTGAAATTCTTATAGATACTGTAAACATAACTGAAACAGAAGTTTCTGATGAAATTATTCAAATTCAGGCAATTCCAGAATCAAACGATGTGATTGGTTTGAGAGATCTTTACATTAAATTTGATGTTGGTTCATCTAAGATTGGTTTAATTAAGGATGTCATTTCTTCAGGAGAAAATACCTCTGGATCTAGATTGACAACTCAAACTAGTTATGTTCAACAAAAATATGTAAGAACGGCAACCAATTAATTGGCAAGTAAATGATAAACACAGAAGCACAAAGAGTTAAAATCAGTCAGTTAATTCAGAATCAACTTCCAGATTTTGTTGTTTCTGAAAACCCTCTTTTTGTCGATTTTCTTAAAACTTATTACATTTCACAAGATCATCATGGAGGTCCATCTGATCTTGGAGAAAATTTAGATTACTATACAAAATTTGATTCTTTAGTTGGATCTGCTCTTACTTCCTATACAGAATTAAGTTATTCTATTGAATCTTATTCAAAAACAATTACGGTTAAAAGTGCTGCAGGATTTCCAGATAGTTATGGTCTTTTAAAAATTGATGATGAGATTATTACATACACTGGTTTAAAAGCAGTTGCCCCATCACAAACATTTACTGTCAGAGTTTCTCAAAGTGAATTATCTGGAGAAAATGTCAAGTTCTTCATTAATGGCGAAGAATCCCCATTATTAAGTTTTAAAAAATCGGGTACATACATTTTTGACCAATCTCATGTTTCAAATACAGGTTTCTATCTAAAATTCTCAACAACTCAAGATGGCATTTGGAATTCTGGTGTAGAGTATACCACAGGTGTTACTGTTACTGGAACTCCTGGAAAAGATGGTAAAGTTAAAATAGTAGTAAGTGAATCAGCCCCTCTGACTTTGTATGTTTATAATGCAAGTGTCGAAGCGATGTATGGTGATGGAGAAATTAGTGTTGATTCTCTAGTTAAAAATACTTTTACTGGATGTATACGTGGATTTAGTGGAGTTGATAATCTACAGAAGACAAATAGAAAAGATGTTCTTTCATTTATCAGCACTAAAGCAGCATCTCATAATAAAAAATCCAGAGTACAAAATTTAAGCAGTCTTTTTGCTAGAGAATTTTATAAAAAAATTAAGTCAACATACGCCACAGATTTTGAAGGAGTTGATTTCAATAGCGAGATTGATAAAATTAATTTTATTCGTCAAATTAAAGATTTTTACTTATCAAAAGGAACTGAAGAATCTTTCAAGATTTTATTCAGAGTTTTGTTTGGTGTTGAATCTCAAATTATCAAACCACAAGATTATTTGTTCAAACCATCAGATGCAGATTATACCAAATCATATAAAATAGTTGTACAACATGCAAATAAACTTTATAGAAATAGAGGTGCTGGAGAATTAGTAAATGTTCCAGATGTTAAAGATGTAGAAGGATCTACGTTAGTACAAACATCTCCAAGAGTTTCAGCATCTATTTCCAATGTGAGTGAATTTAGATATAATGATGAAAGTTATTACATTTTAAGTGTACCTACAGATCAAACAGTCGGAAGATTTACAATTTCAAGTAGAACAAGATTAACTGCAGATGTTCCAGCAAGTTCTTCTTCACTGACTGTTGATTCGACATTGGGATTTCCATCAAGCGGAACATTAGTATTAAATGGATATGAAACTGTTAGGTATACTAGCAAGACATTCAATCAATTTTTGGGATTGAGTTCTTTTGCTAGAAATTATTCTTACGGTGATGATGTAATCTTACAAAGTAGTGTTTATGCTTATTCTTCCGTAGAACCAGATGTAAAGATTGATTTAATTATTACTGGTGTTTTGTCAAAATTGGACATACCTAGTGATCATAGATTATTGAGATCTGGAGATGTAATTAGAGCTGGAGCGCAAGGAATTGTTAAACAAGAAAGTGACGAAAAGTTTAATAGTTGGATTTTCAATCCAAGTGTTAATTTTGAAATTAAATCAATAACATCGACATTAGTTGCTGGTTCATTCCAAATAGAAACAAAAACAAAACACAATTTTATAGATAAAGATACAGTAGAAATAATTTACAAGAAAAAGGGAGAAAAAATCTTATGTACAGTATCATCAATTAGTGGGTCTAACACACTAATTGTATCTGGGGCAAATAATTTAGTTCCAAATCAAGCAATTTATTTAAGAAGAAAAACTCTGTTCGGCAAAAGCAGTATCTATAAGAGTGTAGAAAAATACACCACAGATGTTCAAAATGTCTATGATAACAATGGTGATTTGTATGTAACATCAACTTCAATTCCGTCTTTATTGCAACGAAGTATAGATGTCTCTGATCGTTCTGTCTCTTGGGAAGGTGCTTCCAGCGGAACTGCAGTTCAAGTCACAACTGGATTCGTAGACCATGGATTCTATAGCGGCGATTTGGTAAAGTTCACTGCATTATCAGGATCTTTGGGTTCTTTGATCAACAAAAAAAATTATTATGTTAAAAGAGTAGATTCAAACAGAATCCGATTTGCAAATAGTTTAGTCGATTTAGTCAATGAAAGATTTGTAAATGTTAATGGAACTGGAAAGTTTAAAATTGAAATACCAGAATTTTCTGGTAAAACTATTGAAAACCAAAAGTTACTTAAAAGAGTTCAACAAAAAGTTAATTTTGATGGATCTATAAATGAAACTCTTCCAGGTACAACAGGAATTTTAATCAATGGAGTTGAAATCCTAAACTACAAATCTGGCGATAAAGTATTTTATGGACCGATAGAATCTATTGATGTTCTTGGTGGTGGAGAAAATTATGATGTAATCAATCCACCAACAGTAATTTTTGAATCGGATAATGGCACTGCAGCATCTGCAATTTGCTGTGTCAAAGGATCTTTGCAAAAGATAGAAGTTATTGATCCTGGATTTGATTACATTGAAACACCAACCATTGCTATAACTGGAGGGAACGGACAAGGAGCAACTGCTGAGGTAAGAATGGAGTCATTCTTACATTTTGTTGACTTAGATTCTTCTTCTGGAAAAACTGTTGACACAACAAATAATTTAATCGGATTTGGTACATTTCATAAATTTGAAAATGGCGAAGAAGTAATTTATAGGACGTTTGGAAAACAGGGAATTGGAATTGCTGGTGTAACTACGACTTTGATTAATAATGCTTCATACTTTGTATCAAGAGTTGGTCCAAGTAGTATTGCTTTGGCAAACGATTCTGTCAATGCTATAAATGGAACTAACTTGATTGATTTAAATGCACTTGGAGTTGGAAAGCATAGATTTGAATCTGCACAGTTAAAGCAAAAAATTGGTGAGATTATCGTAACTAATTCTGGATCAGATTATTCGAATAAAAAAAGACTAATAAAATCTGTAGGTATCAATACATTTACCAGCACTTTATCGTACAAAAATCATAATTTCAATGATGGTGATTTAGTACAATACAAAACAAGTTCAGTTTCTATTGGAGGTCTTTTCAATAATAATTACTATCACATTTTAAAAGTTGATGATAATAATTTTAAACTCTGTTTTGCTGGATCGACACTATCTTCAATTTCATTAACAAATTATCAAACTCAGCAATACGTTGGTATAACTTCTTTTGGTAGTGGAAATCACATTTTAAACTATCCTCCTATTTCAGTTACAGTTTCTGGTAAAATTGGTATTAAAAAATCTGCAATAGAAGATTACACCGCAAAAATAAGACCATTGTTTAGAGGATCCATAACTTCAGTTGATGTTGAAAATGAAGGAAGAAATTATGGATATTCATCAATTTTAAATAATCAAAGACCAGTATCTATTAGAGTTTCTGCAGCAAATACTCAAAGCTCCTACAAAGCAATTGTAAATGAGGTAGGATCAATAACTGATGTTATTATTTCTAAAACTGGTGGAGGATATGTCTCCCCACCAGAACTTGTTGTTTTTGGTGATGGAGTTGGTGCAGAATTAGTAGCAGTTTCTGCTGGAAGTAGCATAACTAGTGTAAAAATCAAAAATGGTGGTGTTGGATATAGTACTTCAAATCTTTCCATAGTAGAAAAATTACCAGGAAACGGTGCCAAATTCTTTGTCAATCTCAAATCATGGACTGTTAATAATGTTAAGAGATTTGAAAATAAAATTTCATCTGATGATGGATTTTTAGTTGTAGGTGATGGAGGCAACGGTATTAAATTTACATCATTATATGCTCCGAGAGAATTAAGAAAGTCAATAAAGCAAAAAAATAACAATGGGTCTATAAATTATACTCAAAATGATTTGCAATTTATTGGAAATGTAGAAAAGGATTCTAAGTCTCATTCTCCTATCATTGGTTGGGCATATGATGGAAATCCAATCTATGGTCCTTATGGGTATGAGAATAAAAATGGAGGACAAGTAAAACTTCTTACATCAAGTTATTCATTAAAATCTGCAAGATTAAATGGACCCCCAACAAGTACTTTCCCACTGGGATTTTTTGTAGATGATTATGAATATCTTGGGAATGGTGATTTGGATGCAAATAATGGAAGATTTTGCGTAACTCCAGATTATCCAGAAGGCACATATGCATACTTTGCGACATTTAGTAAAAAGAATAGTACCTCTGGAACTTTTAAAAATTATAAAGAACCACAATTTCCATATTTGATTGGACAAAATTATGCTGCTAACCCAGATGAGTATAATTTTAACAAATTTAATAATCAAAGTAAAAACATTAATACAAATCAGTATCATAGAAATACTTATCCATACAGATTGGGCGACTTTGGTGCTCTTTATGAAGGTCTTTATCAAAATGATTTTACTGAAGAGATTAAAATTAAATCTTCTTCAACTGGGGGAATTGATAGTGCAATTATTCAAAATGCAGGAAACGGTTATACAGTTGGAGAAAGTTTTGTATTAGATAAGGATACAGTAACTGGTTCTGGATTTTATGCTGAGGTTACTAAGGTAAGAGGCAAAGCAATAAAATCTGTATCTTCATCAATCACTGAAATTGAAAATGTCGTTATTCTCTACAATAAAGGCACGGGTCAAATTACTGGATTCTCACCTACTCCACATTCACTTATTAATAATGATCTAGTTACTATAAGTGGGGTTTCTACAGAATCATTTAAAAATTTAAATAGACAATTTAATGTATCAATAATTGACCCCATTTATTCTTTATCAAAAGGAATTGGAAATACTAGTACAACTGGTATTGTTACTACGATTTATGTTACTGGACCAGACATTAATGATTTAAACAACATTTCTCCAAATGACATTATAGCATTTGGAAATGAACAGATGTTGGTATTGAATGTAGATTCTGTTAATGGTGGATTGAGAGTTTTAAGAAAGTATTCAAATGCAGGTGGAGGATCTATTTCTGCTGGAAATAAGTTAACTTTAAGTACTAAAAAAATTACATTTAATTCTGGCATTAATACTAATGTTGAGACTAATAGGAATCTTCCATATTATTTTGATCCATCAGAACTTGTTGGGATAGGAACATCATTTGGTGTTGGAATTGGATCCACGATTTCGTATTCAATTAATGTTCCTGGTAACATTTCAACTACAAGATTTATACCTACTAGAACAATTTACTTGCCAGGTCATAAGTTTAAAACTGGTGATTCATTAACTTATTCAAACGGGTCTGGTTCATCTATTATTGTTTCCAATGGATCTACTACATTTTCATTGCAAGATTCTTCAACAGTATATGCAATTGCTACGAGTTTAGATTTACTTGGAATTTCTACAACAAAAAATGGAACCCAAGTTTCTTTTGTAAATGTTGGTTCTGGTAAATATCATAGTTTTACCCCACAAAAGCAAGAATACAAGGTAATAGTTGAAAAAATTATTGCAACAGTTGTTTGTGATGAAGCACATAATTTATCTTTACTTGATAATGTTGAACTTTCACTCACTCCTGGCATTTCTACAACTATTTCGGTAAGATATGATTTAGACACAAACTTAACACTATTCAATCCATTAACATTTAATTCCACAGGAATCAATACAAATAGTAGTAAAATTACAATACAAAATCACGGTCTTCAGGATGGAGACAAAGTTCTTTACTCTAGTTCGAACCCAGCAAGTCCACTTCAAAACAAAAAATCTTATTATGCAATTAGATTGGATAAAAATAACATTCGATTAGCAACTACTTACTTTAATGCAATTAAAGATTTCCCAACTTTTGTTGGTATTGCAACAACTGGAGGACCATCACATACGATTTCTAAAATAAATCCAAAAGTTGACATTATAAATGGATTCAAAGTTGTATTTGATTTATCTGATTCATCTCTTAGTCAATCTGTTTCTGGTAAAAAAATTGAAGTTTTTGATTTTAATTTATACAGAGACAAAAATTTTACAATTCCATACCACAGCAATGCTGGAGAAAATAAATTCAATGTAGTTAAAATAGGAAAGGTAGGAATCGGAACAGCAAAAATTCAATTTGATGTTACTGAAAATACTCCTAAACAAATTTTCTATAGATTAGAACCAAAATCTTTAGACTTAATTGATGATAAGCATAAAAATCCAGTAGTAGATGATGATGTTTTTTCTAATAATACATTGAAGGTAGTTGGAAAAAGTTTATATAATCAATCATCTTCAGTCGTTGGCGTTGCAACTACGACATTCCAAATCAATTTAAAATTTGAACCAGAAAAATCTTCATATAAAGATGTCGAAACAACATCCATTAAATATTCCACTACATCAACAAATATCAAAGGACCTATAGATGCGGTTAAAATTTATTCACAAGGAGTTGAATTTAACTATCCACCAAATGTATCATCAATTGGAAGCACTGGAAATTCTACAGCAATTATAAAATTATCTGGAAGAAACTTAGGTAAAATTAAAAACACAGAATTAGTAAACTTTGGATTTAATTACTCATCAGATTTAACATTAAGACCAACAGCTATTTTCCCACAAGTAGTTAGATTGGAATCTTTATCCAAATTAAAATCAATTCAAATTGTAAAAGGAGGAAAAAATTATACAACTCCTCCAAACATTATTGTTGTCGATTCAACGACTAATGCACAATCTTCTGGATTTGTATTCGATACTAAACTAAATGGAACCTCAATTGCAAACATAAAAATCTTGGTTTCCCCTGATGATCTGTTTTCAGTTGAACCAAAAGTTTTTGCGGTAAATAATACTAATGGAGTTGGCATTACAACAGTATCATTCAATAGTTCTACAAAAACTGTTACTGTGGTATTGAATAAAACTTTTACTAACGCTACTTTCCCATTTAGAATTGGTGATAGTGTTTTTGTAGAGAACATTGGAATTACTTCAACTGGAGATGGATTTAACTCTGCAAATTATCAGTATAAAAACTTTACCATTGTTGGTGTGTCTACTAGTGCAAACCAATTGTCCTACCAGATTACTTCATCTAATCCAGGAACTTTCAGTCCTACTAAATCTTCAGGAAGAGTTATTTTATCTTCTGATCTTCCTCAATTTAAATCTACAATTCAACCATCTAAGTTTTCCAAAAATGAAACCTTCTATACTAAAGATGGTAAAAATTTCGGTGAAATAATTTCCATGGATGAGAAAAATAAAATAGCAAAGGTTATTAGTAATGTTAAACCTCTCAGTGCTGGTGATGTAATCGTTGGCAATTCTTCTAAATCATCAGCTGTTATTTCTAATTCTGAAACAGTGGTTTCGTATTTTAATGTCAATTCTTCAGCATTTACTGTAGATGGATGGCAAAAAGATACTGGTATTTTGAGCAATGAACTTCAAAAAATACATGATAGTGATTACTATCAACAGTTTTCATACTCAGTGAAAAGCACTATACCAAAACAAAAATGGGATAGTGTTGTAGATTCAACTGCTCACATTGTAGGATTTAAAAATTTTGCAGATTTACAAGTAGTTTCTATACCAGAAAATACTGCTACAGTCAAACCTGCAATCATTACCACTATATTCAGATAATAAATAGTTAAAAAACAAACTTATGGAAGAAGAAATTATAATTATTGAGGAGAACACTCAAGTCACCAATAAAATTGATGTTGTAGAAGAAGGGGTTTCCGTTCATCAAAGAATTGATTTTGATTTGTGTGGTGAAAATTCTATAACTATTGTTTCTGCAAATAGTAACTAGTGAGGAACATAGGTAATGTCATCGAAAAAAATTTCTAACGAAATTTACTTAGAAAATAAAATAGTTTCTGACCACATAGAATGTATCGGAAATAGGGTTATTCAAATAGATGACATAAGTTCTCTATTTAATGATCAACCAAGAGCAACATATTATTCACAAATAGATGAACTAGATTTATTACAATTTGGTTCATTTAAATACTACATCTATGTTTACGATACAAAATATCCAACAGAAAGTGAGTTTTTACAAGTAAACTTATCTCATGATGGTAATGAAGGATTTGTAGTTCCTTATGGAAACGTTTATTCATTATTTACATTGGGTGATGTTGAGTACCGACCATCGGATGTAAAGACAAATTTTGGAACTTTGTTGTTTTATCCAACAAAATATCTTTATAATAGTTATGGTATAAGAATTGTTAGGATTCCTCTTTTTACATCTTCTGGAATAGGCGTTAGTACTAAGACATTTGGTAATGGTTTTGCTATAAATTCTACTTTTATTGGAATCACTTCATCAACATCACCAACAGCCGTTGGTATTTCTTCATTCTTAACGACAGATTATAGTACTTCCAAATATTCTATTCAGGTAATAAACGATGATAATGATTCAGTCAAGCAGTTTAAAGAATTCATATTAATAAACAACAACACATCTTCAATTCTTTATGAATTGGATTATGGTGATGTAAATACTGATAGTTTGGATCCTTCCAATACAACTGGATTGGGAACATTTGGATCATCAATTTCTAGTGGCAGTGTATATTTAAATTTTACACCAATTCCAAACGTCAATACTAGTGTTAAAATTCATCACACCGCAATTCATTCTTCAAACACTGGTGTTGGAAGTACAAACATTGGTACATCACAAATTTTAACATCATATACATCTATTGCATCAACAGCATCTCCTACTGCTACAAGAATTAGTGGATTTTCTACTGATTTATATAATGCCACAGATTACTTAGTAGAAATAAAGGACACAACTAACTCTGAGTTTGAAATTTCTCAAATTTCATTAATACACGATGGAACAGAAATTTACTACAATGAAATTGCTGGTGTTAGAACAAATGACACAGGTATAGGAACATTTTACCCTAGATTTAATGGTACTGATCTAGAATTGACATTTACACCAAACCCAAACATCAATGTTACTGCAAAAGTTTTTCAATTAAACATCTCTAAAGATTCATCCTCTGTTGGAGTATCGTCCTTTTCGTCAAGTCAAATTGAATTTTTAAACGCAACGTATGTTGCAGCATCGGACGATTCATCAAAAACTTTCAGTTTGAAGCATAAAGGAGATTCACTGTTTTATAAAGAATTTGTTGGATCCAGTTCTACTACAGTGTCTCTAGATACAAATACTTTTATTATCAAAAATCACTTTTATACAACTGGAGAACCAATTACCTACACTGCACCATCACTTGGCACTAGAATAGGAATTGCATCTACAAACGTATCTGGAATTGGTGTTACTGATAAATTACCAGAAAATTTATTTGTAGTTAAAGTTGCTGAAAATAAATTTCAAGTTTCAGATACTGCACAAAATGCATTATCAATCCCACCTGTAATTTTAGATTTATCTACTTTAGCACCAGCGACTCAAACTTTACATAGTTTTGAGTCCTCTGTTCCTCCCGAATCAAAAACATTAATTGCTTTGGATAATGCAGTCCAAGGACCTTTAGTAAGGTCTAATTTATCATTGTCTTTAGGAGAAAACATAACAGACATTCAACCAACGTTTTCTGTTGTGGGTATTGTTTCATTTTTTGCTAATGACATCATTAGAATTGATGAGGAGTATTTGAGAATTAGATCCTTGTTGGATGATGAATTAACTGTAGATAGAGGATGGTTAAATAGTCAGTTTTCCTCACACTCTATCGGTTCAACAGTTACAAAATACGTTGGGGACTACAAAATTGATAAAGATAAAATTTCCTTTGTAGAAGCACCAAAAGGATTAAAGGGATATAGTGGACTTCAGACTTCATCTACTTTTAATGGTAGAGTTTTTGTTAGAAACACAGATTCTGATACGTCCATAGAAAATTATGTTGACAATTATCTATTTGATGATATTGCACACCAATTTAATGGAATTTCAAAAACATTTATACTCAAAGAAAATTCATTAAACATAACAGGAATATCAACAAATCATCCATTTATAATGGTCAACCAAGTTATACAGCATCCAAATGATAATTATACCATTTCGGAAACGTCTGGAATAACTTCAGTAACTTTTGTTGGTTTAGCAGCTTCTTCCGTTTATGACGTTAACACTGCAACTATACCTAAAGGTGGTGTTATAGTTTCTGTAGCATCTTCCATTTCTTATGGTTATCAACCATTAGTTGCTGCAGGTGGAACTGCAATTATTTCTGGGTTGGGTTCTATTACTTCAATTTCTATTGGAAATAGTGGATCTGGATATAGACCAGGAATTCAAACGAGTATTTATGTAAAAGCACTTTCTTCAGTCGGAATTATTACTGTAGGAACAGCAAATGTTACAAATGGAATCGTAACATCAGTAACTATAACAAATTCTGGATTTGGGTTTACGTCATCAAATCCACCAAAAGTTTCTTTTGACTCACCATTACCTTATGAAAATGTTCCTCTTGTCGGTAGTCCAACAGGTATTGGAGCATCAGTAACAATTTCTGTTGGGTATGGTCTCAGTGTAAATAATTATGAATTGACAAACTATGGAAGTAATTATAGACCTGGGGATGTTTTAACAATTAGTTCTGGTGGAGTTGCTGGAATACCAACAGATTCGACTGTTGGAGCAGCATTTACATCATTCAGATTAACTGTTAAAAAAGTTTATGATGACATCTTTTCTGGATGGACAATCGGAAAACTTAAGTTATTAGACAACATTAGTGACCAATTTAATGGCATAGAAAAAACGTTCAAATTAACAGAAACCGTAAATGCAGATAAAATTCCTTTTAGATATAGATCACCAAAAGGATCACAGATTGACATCAATCAAAATTTTGTAATTTTCATCAATGACATTTTACAAATTCCAAGAGAAAGTTATAGTGTAGTTGGCAACTTGATTCGTTTTGATGAGGCACCAATTTCTGGTGATAAATGTTACATTTATTTTTACCTTGGAAGCGATTTCAATGTTGCAAATAAAGAAATCTTACCATCAATTACTGTTGGTGATTATGTAAGAATTTCAAATTATCCAGAAGTTAATGATAATGAAGATTTCGAATTTGAAAGATCAATCGTTGGTATTAATACTTTTGATACTAATACATTATTAACAAATGTTTATGAGAACGATGGTATTTCTGATGAAAAAGATTATTTACGTCCACTTACTTTTAGAAAGCAAACTTCAGATTTGATTATTGATGGAGAAGAGCATCCAAAAGATAGAAAAAGCATTGAATCTAGAATTAGACCATTTTCTTTCATAATCAATAATGTTGGAGCATCATCAACTGAAATTTTTGTTGATTATGCAGTTCCTTTGTTTAATGAATATGATGATTATCCACAAAGTTTGCGTTCTATAAAAATTATCGACCAATCTGAAAAATTAGTAGCAATAGCAACGGCAATAGTTTCTGGTTCTGGATCAATTTCTCAGATTAAGGTTTCTGATGGTGGTGTTGGATACACAACATCACCTATAATTTCAATTGCATCTACGATTGGAGTTGGAACTGCTGGTATCATTGCACAAACATCAAATGCAACGGCAATTTCATCTATTTCTGGAATAGGTACAGTTTCACTAATTTCAATAGTTGATTCTGGTCTTGGGTATACGTCAACAAATCCACCACAAGTATTGATTTCATCACCATCTAGTTCTATCGAAACTATAATCAATGTAAAGTATGATGGTGATTTTGGAATTATAACAGGAATTGGATCAACATCAGTTGGTATTGCTTCCACTGGATTAAATTTTGACTTGTTTATTCCTTTGGATTCTCCTCTCAGAGATTCTACTCTAATGTCCTCGCCAATTACAGAAAGTGGAATTAAAACTGGATATTATTTTGTTGTCTATGAATCAAATGTCGGAACATCATTGACATCTTATTCTGATTCTTCTAGATCTTCTATAGTTGGAGTTGGTACAACATTCATTGATAATGTATATAAAGTTGTTGGAGTTACTACAATTACTGATAATGCAGTTGGTATTGGGTTAACAACTCTTGTTAGAGTAACTGTAAGTGTGAGTGATAATTCAATTGCTGTTGGATCAAGTGAATTTTATGGCAATTACTCTTGGGGAAAAATTTATGACTTCAAACGACCAAATAAAAAAGCATTTAGTGCCCAGACTCAAAATGGAATTACTGGTTTGCAGACATCACCAATCATAACAAGATTATTGGAATTGTCAGATTCTTATGAACTTTATTAATGACGCATAAATAAAAACAAAAAGACTTGTAAAATGACAGCAATCATAACTGATCAATTTCGTATAAAAAGTGCGGAATCTTTTGTTTCTGGAATAGGTTCTACCTCAGGTAGTAATTACTATCTTTGGATTGGTTTGCCTAATGCTAACGAGATCTCTGCATCTTGGGATGATAACCCCCCAGCACCAAAAGATTCATTTAATGATGAAAATGATTATTGGGATACGATGCTTTCCCTAAAAAAATTAAACGAAGACGATGTAGTTAGAGTAGTAAGAAAAATTCAGTGGACTTCTGGTACTTTTTATGATTACTATAGACATGACTATAGTAGATCAAACTTAACAAAAGTTACTTCAGCAACTAATCTTTATGATTCAAATTTTTATGTAGTCAATTCTGATTATAGAGTTTACATTTGTCTTCAAAATGGAACTGATCCTGAAAATCCCTTAGGAAAACCTTCATTAGATGAACCAACATTTACTGATTTAGAACCACGTTCTGCTGGAACCAGTGGAGATGGTTATATTTGGAAATATCTTTATACAATTAAACCAACCGAAATTATTAAATTTGATTCCACAAATTACATTCCAGTTCCAAATGGATGGTTCACTAAAGCAGAATATGGTGCAGTAAGAAATAATGCAGAATCTAGTGGGCAAATTAAAATTATTACTATTGCAAATAGAGGAGTTGGATACGGAACTGCAGCGACTTATAACAATGTCGAAATTAAAGGGGATGGTAGTGGAGCTACTTGTTCTGTCGTCGTAAACAGTACTGGAACTATAGGTGCAGTAGAAGTTACAAATGGGGGTTCAAATTATACATTTGGGACTGTAGATCTAATTTCTGCAGGAATTGCAAATGATGGTTCGACAACAGCTAGTCTTGAAGTAATTATACCACCAAAAGGAGGTCATGGATCTGACATTTATCGTGAGTTAGGTGCCTATAGAGTTTTGGTTTATTCTAGACTTGAAAATGATTCAATTAATCCAGACTTCATAACAGGAAACCAATTTGCAAGAGTTGGAATTGTTAAGAATCCTTTGGCATTCGATTCTACAGATTTGTTAGATTTATCTAAAGCAAGTGCAGTTTATGCTTTAAAACTGACTGGATCTAATGTCACTAGTACTACGTTTACAGCAGACTCTTACATTAGACAAACTGTTAGTACTGCTTCAACTTCTGTTGGGCGTGTTGTTTCTTGGAATGCTGCTAGTGGTGTCTTAAAATACTGGCAAGACAGAAAACTAGCTAGTGGAAATACTGCAACGTATGGATACAATCTTTTAAGATTTACTGGATCTCCAGATACAGGAGGTAGTGCGGTTGTCTCTGGAGGATCTAATAATCTAACCATTGATACTAACTTTGGATCAACATCAAATCCAGGTATTAAAACCACAATAAATAGTAAAACATATTATCTTGGTCAAAACTTTGTATCTGGAGTTGCAAACCCAGAAGTGAAAAAATACAGCGGAGAAATTATTTACGTTGACAACAGAGCATCGGTGACAAGATCCGCAACTCAAAAAGAAGACATTAAAATCGTATTGGAATTTTAAAGAACCATGCCACAGGAAACTAATCTCAACAATAGTCCTTATTTTGACGATTTCAATAGAGACAATGAATATTATAGGGTTCTATTCAAACCTGGATTTCCAGTACAAGCTAGAGAATTAACAACTCTCCAATCAATTTTACAGAATCAAATTGAGCAGTTTGGTAAGCACTTCTTTAAAGAGGGATCTAAAATTATTCCTGGAAATCTTACTTATGATAATGATTATGATGCAGTGGAACTTGAACCAACGTCTTCAGGAATCGACATTTCTTTATATTTAAAAGAACTTGTTGGAAAACGAATTAAAGGATCTAGATCAGGAGTAACGGCAACTGTTAGAAATTACATTTTAGCAGAAAATTCCGAAAGAGGAAATAATACTTTATACATCAAATATGAGGGATCGAATAAAGATACAGTAACTAAAGAATTTTCAAATGGCGAGCAATTAACTTGCAATTCCAGAATTGTTTATGGAACAAGAGTCATTCCACAAAACCAACCATTTGCGGTAACTATTGCAAACAATGCAACTTCAACTGGTTCTGCAATGTCCATTGGAGATGGTGTTTATTTTGTAAGAGGAATTTTTTCTGAGGTACAAAAACAAACTCTTATTCTTGACCAGTATTCTCCAAATCCATCATATAGAATTGGATTGGTAGTTACTGAAAAATTGATTACTGCAGATGATGATCCGAATCTTAATGATAATGCTCAGGGATTTAGTAATTATTCTGCTCCTGGTGCTGATCGCCTCAAAGTAACTCTGACATTAGAAAAAAGACCTTTAGATTCTTACGAAGATAAAGAATTTGTTGAAATTGCAAGAGTTGATGATGGTATTCTTCAAACTTTTGTTAATAATACACAGTATAATTTAATCAGAGATGAATTAGCTAAGAGAACGTTCGAAGAATCTGGCAATTATTATGTGAAACCTTTTGATGTTTTTATAAAAGAATCTTTAGACGATAGAGAAGGAAATAAGGGTGTATTTTTGCCCAATAGAAAAACTGATGATGGTAATACTCCATCAGAAGCATTATTGGCTTTGGAAATTTCTCCAGGAAAAGCATACGTCAAAGGATACGATATTGAAAAAATTGCATCCACAATTATTGATGTTCCTAAACCAAGAACAACTACAAGTGTTAAAAATGTATCCATAAATTTTAACGCAGGAACACAAATTGGATTAAATAACATTTATGGATCTCCAGCAATTGGAATTGGAACAACAGCAACAATTGAACTGTTAAGTAATAGAATGGTTGGTTCATCCTATCATTCTACAGGAAATTCAATCGGACAGGCAAGAGTATATGATTTCAAAGCAGATGCTGCAAGTTATGTAAATCCATCCACTCCTTTTGTTGTTTCCTTATTTGATGTTGAAATTTTTACCACAATCGAATTAAATAGCAACATTACATTAGCAAAATCTTCTTACGTTGAAGGAAAGAGAAGTGGTGCTTCTGGATTTGTAGTTTCTGCTGTAACAAATTCAAAAACCATTAATTTAACTAGTGTAACTGGAACTTTTTATAAAGATGAACAAATTTCGGTAAATGAAATAGACAATGGAAGAATTATTACCAAAGTAATTGATTATACTGCTGATGATGTTTTAGCAATGAGAAGTTCTGTAGGAATTGTAACATTCTCTGCAGATTTAAATTTATCATCCATTAAAAAACTCTCAACTTCGAAAGGATCCAGTTTTCTTTTAACTAGAACTAGTGGCAATTCTGGTATTATTACTTGCGGAACACAAAATTTTGCTGGTATTGTCACATCTGGAAACATTATTAGTTATTCTACCTCTGGATTAAAAGTTCCAACATTTAATGTTATTACTGGGGTTTCAACTGACGGTGATACAATTTTTGTATCTGGTGTATCTACAGTAACTGGAATTTGTGATGGGGGAGTTCCTTCAGGATCTACTACATTGACCGATTTGGCATTACGAAAATCTTTATTTACATCAGGAGATAATAGTCTTGTAACACCTCTTCGCCATTCTAACATAAAAAGTGTTGATGTTACAAGATCTAACATTCAATTACGAAAAAGATATAATGATCTTACGATTTCATCTTCATCTTTTACTTCTCCTTCTGCAGGAACTGATTTGTTCTTTCAACCATTTGATGAAGAAAGATATTTTATTTCTTATGATGATGGAACCATTGAAAACTTAACCAGAGACAAGTTTTCAATTTCTGCAGACAAGAAAACAGTAACTTTTAAGGGGTTATCAAAAAGCAGCGGTAAAGCAGATTTATTGGCAACTGTCTTAAAATCAACAATAAGAACAAAAGAAAAAACATTAAAAAAAGCAACAGTATTAACAATTACCAGATCAAAACAATCATCTTCAAAAAACAGCGTTGATGGGTTAACATACAGTACCGTTTATGGAACTAGAGTACAAGATGAAAAGATCTCTCTAAACGTATGCGATGTTGCTGATGTCATAGGAATTTTTGAATCAGACACTAACAGTAACCCAGATCTTCCTAGTGCAATTTTTACTAGTTTTACTGGACCCAGCGCAAATACAAGTAATCTTGTTCTTGGAGAAAGAATTGTTGGCGAAACTAGCGGTGCTGTTGCTACTGTTTGTGAGATTCCAACGTCAACAAAAGTTTCTTTTGTTTATCGCAATAGTCAAACATTCAACGTAGGAGAAAAGGTAACATTTGAATCTTCAGGAATTAATGCTATCGTTTCCTCTTGCAGCAAAGGGGACAAAGAAATTACAGACTACTACACTGCTTCCAATGGAATGGAACCAGGATTTTACAATTATGGATTTCTGATTAGAAAGAAAAATTCTCCAATTCCTTCACGAAGAATGAAAATTGTATATGATCATTTTACGGTGGAATCTTCAGACCGAGGAGACTTCTTTACAGCATCTAGTTATAGTCAAAACGATAGAATTTATCTGACATCTATTAATGGCGTATCATCAAAACAAGATTCTTTAATAGACATAAGACCAAGAGTTTCTAATTATTCTACATCTTCATCTATCTCTCCATTTGATTTTAGTGGAAGAGATTTTACTTCTTCTGGTGCAAGTGTTTCAGATCCATTAGTCAGTGATGAATCATTAATTATATCCTATGAGTTTTATTTGCCAAGAATTGATTGCCTTTATTTGGATAAAGATGGGAAATTTTTATATCAAAAAGGAACTCCATCACTCAATCCTACTGAACCAAGATCATTGGATGAGTCAATAAAAATTGCAACACTGACACTCCCTGCATATACTTACAGTGCCACTGAAGTAACTATTCAAAAATCAAGCCATAAACGCTATAGAATGTCTGACATTTCTAAGCTGGAGCAGAGAATTTTTAACGTAGAATACTACACACAACTTTCTTTATTAGAAGCAGATACTTCAAATTTAACTATTGCAGATTCTTCTGGTCTGGATAGATTTAAGTGTGGATTTTTTGTCGATAATTTTAAATCACACAACAGTCATAGTCCTAATCATCCAGATTTTGAGGCATCAATTGATAAATCTGAAGGAATTTTAAGACCATCCCATTTTACTACAGCACTAGATTTGATGGTCGGTTCAGAATCTTTGATTGGAATTGGCAGCACTGCAAATCCAGATGTTGATGCAAATTTTGTTACTGATTTGGATGGTGTTAACATCAAAAAATCTGGAAGAATGTTAACTTTAACATACAGTGAAGTTAAAGTTATTGATCAACCATTTGCCTCTAGAATTGAAAATGTAAATCCTTTTGCGGTGGTATTTTATCAGGGAACTTTGGAATTGAGTCCTCAATCTGATGTTTGGATTGATCAAAAACGAATCTCTGCTTTAACACCAGAAGTTAATGATTTATATGATAAAACAATTAAGGAGTTAGGGGTTAACGAAAAAACAGGATTTGCACCAATAGAATGGAACTCTTGGGAGACGTATCATACTTCTGTACAGAAAAGTAATCCTGTTGAAATTCCTGGTACAAGAGAAACAACGGTCAAACGCAATCCTACAGCAGATGAACTAAAAGGTGTACCAAATACACGAGTAGCAGATCCAGGTCGTAATGGTCTTACTACTCTTACAAGAACAACGGCAGATTTTACTACAACAGAGACCACCACATCCCAACAAGCTAGAAGTGGAATTCAAAGTAAAGTAACCCCAGTAATTGAGTCTGTTGACCTTGGTGATCGTATTGTAAGTAGAGATATAATCCCTTACATGAGATCACGAAACATTGAATTCAGAATTAGTAGATTAAAACCAAATACCAGATTTTATGTATTTTTTGATGGTGTTGATGTTACAAAATATTGCACTCCAAAGTTCATAGAAATTACTATGTACACTGGAAGTACACCATTTAAGATTGGTGAAAAAGTTACTTGTAAGAAAAACATTGATGGAGATAAGAAGCAAGAGGTAATGACCTTCAGAGTTGCACATCCACAGCATTTGGAAGGAGATTATCGCAAACCAAGTGATAGGATAGGAAATAGTCCATATGATAATAGTAAAAAACTTCAAGATAGTTATACTTCAACCAGCACAGTATTAAATGCTGATTTGTTTAGTTTATCTTCACAGATTACACAATTTAATGGATATTTAAATACTGGATTTACCCTCAATGGAGTGACTAGCGGAGCTGAGGCAAGAGTTACAAATCAACGATTGGTATCTGATGATGTTGGCGATCTTTATGGTACATTATACATACCAGATCCAAATGTAAAAGAAAACCCAAGATGGGAAACAGGATCAAAAACAATAAGATTTACCACAAGTTCAACAAATTCTAAAGTTGGTGGAGTTGTTCAAAGTTCTGCTGAGGCAAGTTTCTATTCTCAAGGAGAACTTGATACAATTCAACAAACAACTTTAAGTATAAAACTTCCTCTCGTAGAGTCTATTCCAAAAATTGATACAAGAACAGTAAAAACTGTCGATAAAACTACACAAAAGGATGCTTTGATTTCTCAATCATCTACAACGTATTATGATCCTTTAGCACAATCTTTTGCAGTTGACGAAAAAACTGGAATCTTTTGTACTTCAGTTGAGGTTTATTTCAGAACAAAAGATGATAAGTTACCTGTTACAATGCAATTGCGAGAAATGAAAGGAGGATTTCCTACTACAACAATTCTTCCTTTCTCTGTAGTAAAGTTAACACCAGATAAAGTCAACATTTCTGAAGATGCATCTAAACCTACAAAATTCACTTTTGAAAGTCCTGTTTATTTACAAGGAACAACAGAATATGCTGTGGTTTTAGTAACAATTTCAGATAAGTATGAAGCTTGGATTTCTAGAATGGGAGAAATTGATATTTCAACTATTAATTTGGAAAATTCAAAGCAAGTTGTTATTTCTTCACAACCTTATCTTGGATCGCTCTTCAAATCTCAAAATGGAGCAACTTGGGATGCAAGTCAATTGGAAGACTTAAAAATGAAGGTCTATAAGGCACAATTTGTAAGTCAACCAGGAATTGTAAGATTCTACAATCCAGAGTTGCATAAAGGTAATAATCAACTTGCTAAATTAGCAAAAAATCCAATTAGAACTAACTCAAAAAGAGCAATTGTTGGATTGGGAACTACATTCTCTAACGTTGATGTTGTTCCTGGCGTTAAAATTAGTCAACAAAATAACACAACAGCAACTGCAACTCTAATATTGACTGCAGGAACAGTTGCTACAGGTTCAACTTCATTAACAATTACAAATGCTGGAGTCGGATACACTCCTTATTCTGGATCTGCTACTTATTATGATGTTCCTTTAGATCCACTAGAGTTTACTAGTTGGAGACAAGATCAAGGAAGTGGACTCGTTGGTATCGTTACCATTACCGATGGACGAGTTAGTGGCGTCACAGTAACAAGTGGAGGTAAAAACTTTAGTGTTGGTAATGTTGTTGGTATTTCAACAATTGGTGATGGAAATGGAAGATTTGCACAATTTACTGTTGGGATTATTTCTGCTACTAATGCATTAGTTGTTAAAGATATTCAAGGACAGTTTACTGTTGGTGTGAATACTGTTACGTTCACAGATCCAGATACTTTGGTCACATCTCCAATTGTATCTGGTGGTGTAATAAATGAGATTAGTTATAGTCCAACATTTGATGGATTACACTTCCGTGTCAATCATAGAGCTCATGCAATGAATTCGTTTGCAAATTTTGTAGAAATTTCAAGTGTTGATTCTGATGTTTCTCCAACCAGACTTTCCGATGATTATGCTCAAAATTCTACAGATAGTATTAACGTTGTCAGCACTGCAAACTTTAGTTCTTTTGAAGGAGTGGGAGTTGGAACAACAAATCCAGGATATATTCAAATTGATGATGAAATCATCAGATATACAGGAACTACTGCTACCAGTTTAACTGGAATTACTCGCTCCATTGATTCCACACCAAAAGCATCTTATGACCAAAATGATAGCGTTTTTAAATATGAATTTAAAGGCGTTTCATTGAGAAGAATTAATAAAGTTCATAATAAAACATTGGTTACAATACCAGGAGAAGATTACCTTGATGAAGGATATCTGTTAAAAACAGAAGGTCTTGATCATTATTATTTAAAAGTTGACATGTCATCCAATGGTACAAACAGATCAAGTGGAGTAGGTTTCCCTAAACTGTTCTTCAAGGAAACGAGTTATGGTGGAGGAAATAGTGTTTATGCCTCTCAAAACATTCAGTTTGAAACATTAACACCAAACATTCAAACAATGCTTCCATCTGGAACATCTATTTCAGGAAGAGTTAGAACAATTAGTGCAACCAGTATTGGTGGAAATGAAGAATCATTCATAGATCAAGGATTCCAGGAAATTAGTTTAAATAGTCAAAATTCATTTGATACACCAAGAATGATTGCATCAAGAGTTAATGAAGATTATTATCTTACTAATCTTCCCGCCAATAAATCATTTACTCTTGAGGTATTAATGAATTCTGACAATAGAAATTTATCTCCAGTCATAGATCTTGATCGCGTAAGTATGGTAACTACTACCAATAGAATAAATGTACCATTTTCTAGTGTAGATTCTTGGAAAACTCATCCTGCTCCATCTAAAACTGGAAAAGATCCTTGTATTGCAACTTATGTTAGCAAAGTTGTTGAACTTGAAAATCCAGCAACTTCATTGAAAGTTCTTTTTGCTGCCTTTAGAAATCTCGATAATGACATCAGAGTTTTTTATAAGATTATTAGAGTTGGAGCAACTCAAAATGTAACAAGTGAAAAATTTGTTCCTTTTCCTGGTTATGGAAATATAAATAGTGATGGAAATGTAATTTTAATCGAAGAAAGCACTGGTCTTCCAGATGATAAAGTTATTCCTAGTAGAACAACTACAGAATTTAAAGAATTCACGTACACAGCAAATCCTTTACCAAAATTCACTAAGTTCCAAATTAAAATTGACATGACTTCAACAAATCAGGCGATCGTACCAAAAATTAAAGATCTGAGAGCAATTGCATTAGCGTGATGAGTGAACTTATACCAGTTGAAGGAAAAATAGGATTATTTAGAGATCCTCAAAGTAATGCTATCGTAAATAAAAACAAAGTGGAATATCAATCTTACATAGAAAGAAAAAAAATTACAGAGTCCAAAGAGAAGAAAATTGAAAATGTCCAAAGTGATGTTTCTTCTCTTAAGGACGAGGTGAATAAAGTAAAAGATGATTTAAATGAAATTAAAAATTTGCTTCAATGCCTAGTCAATCAGAATAAATAATTCAAAAAATGGCACAACCAAGTAGTAAGACAGAACTAATACAGTATGCCAAGAGACAACTTGGTTATCCAGTACTAGAAGTTAATGTAGCTGACGAACAATTTGATGATCTTTTGGATGATGCTCTCCAATATTTCCAAGAGAGACACTTTGATGGTGTTGAACTGATGTATTTGAAATATGCTCTTACTGAAGCAGATGTTGCAAGAGGTAGAGGATCAGGGAGTGCTGGAATTACTACTACTACAGCAACATCGACAATAGTTGGAACTGCTACAACATTTAACTTTTTAGAAAATTCTAATTACATTGAAATCCCACCAACAGTTATTGGAATTAATAGAATTTTTAAAGTTGATACCAGCACAGTTTCAGATGGTTTGTTTAACATTAGATATCAATTATTCCTGAATGATCTTTACTATTTCAGTTCTGTTGATCTACTACATTATTCGATGGTCAAAACATACTTATCTGACATCGAATTTTTATTGACCCCAGAAAAGCAAATTAGATTTAATAAAAGACAAGACAGACTTTACATTGACACTGATTGGGAAAGATTGAAGGCAGGAGATTTTATTGTTATAGAATGTTATAGGATTTTAGATCCTACAAATTATGCAAGAGTTTATAATGATTCTTTCTTAAAGAGATACTTTACTGCATTAGTAAAGAGACAATGGGGGCAAAATTTGATCAAATTTAATAATGTAGCACTTCCTGGTGGAGTAACACTTAATGGTAGACAAATCTATGAAGATGGTCAGAGAGAATTGGATGCAATACAAGAAAAAATGTCTTCCACTTATGAACTTCCACCTCTCGACATGATTGGATAATCACTTATGTTAAATCCATTTTTTACTCAAGGAAGTTCTGGGGAACAAGGTTTAATTCAAGATCTTGTTAATGAGCAAATTAAAATGTATGGTATTGAGTGTTATTACATTCCAAGGAAATTTGTCACAACCTCCAAAGTTATTGAAGAAGTAATTCAATCAACATTTGATCAGGCATTTCCTCTTGAAGCATATGTCAATACTTACGATGGATTTTCTGGGCAAGGTGACATTCTTTCAAAATTTGGATTAGTCCAAAAGGATGAACTTGTTCTTACAATTTCAAGAGAAAGATTTGAGAGTCAAATAGGACCTTTTCTTCAAGAAAGTATAGAAAAATATGTTCGAGTAAGACCAAAAGAAGGTGACATTGTTTATTTTCCATTGTCAAAGAACTTCTTTGAAATTAAGTTCGTAGAGCATGAAAAACCTTTTTATCAATTAGGAAAACTTTATACTTACGAACTTAAGTGCGAACTCTTTGAGTATGAGGATGAATTGGTAGATACTGGAAACGATGAAATTGATTCTGTAGTGGAAAAAGAAGGATATAATGCAAGAATTATTCTTGCAGGAATTGGTGATACTGCTATCGCATTTACTGGAATTGTGGATGGAGCAATTCAATCTATGTTTGTTGAATATGAAGGATATGGTTACACATCTACCCCCATCGTATCAATAAGTACAGCACCATCTGGTGGAATTAACGCTTCTGCAGTTGCAATTACGACAAGCAAATCAGGAATTACCACATCATCTTCAATCTACAAAGTTTTTGTGGTAAATCCAGGAAGAGGATATTTGGGGATTCCAACTGTGACTGTTTCTGGACCAGGAATCGTGACCGCAAAAATTTCATCTCAAGGATCAATTGGTATTGTAACAATTACTAATGAGGGACAAAGTTACTTTAGTGTTCCATCAATTACATTCTCTTCTCCAAATGTTGGAAATGGTATTACAGCAACTGCAGAAGCTGTTGTAAGTTCTGCTGGAACGATTAGTCAGATTAGAGTTACAAATACTGGATTTGGTTATACAGAAGCTCCAACAATTACGATTGCACCTCCAAATCTAATTGCTACAGGAACTTTCACATTAGGTGAAAAAATTGTTGGATCATCTTCAAGTGTAACAGCAAGAGTCAGAACTTGGGATGAATCAACTTCAACATTAGACATTTCAATCATAACTGATCATAAATTGAGTGTAGGAGAGCAGATAGTTGGTCAAGAATCTGGAGCAACTTATGTAATTAAGAGTATCAGTTACAATGATCCTTCAGAAGGAAATGATGACATTGAAGCAGAGGCAGATTTAATTTTGGACTTTTCAGAATCTAATCCATTTGGAACTTACTAAATAGTAAAAAAATGTTTTGAAATGGATACATATTTTTATCATCAAATAATCAGAAAAACCGTTATTGGTTTTGGAACATTATTCAATAACATCAGAGTCAAACACTCTGATGCGAATGGGGGTGGTGTAAGTATGTTAAAGGTGCCATTATCATACGCACCAACACAAAAGTTTTTAGCAAGATCGAGACAAGAATCTTTAAACAAAAAAGTGGAAGTTAATGTGCCAAGAATGTCATTTGAGATGACTGGCATTTCTTATGATCCATCAAGAAAAACAAGCGTTACTCAAACTTTTAAATCATTTCCAACATCAGATGGAAAGTTATTGAAAAAGGTTTACATGCCTGTTCCATATAATCTTTCATTTGAATTGAATTTATATTCAAAATTAAATGATGATGCTCTACAAGTTATTGAACAAATTTTACCATTTTTCCAACCATCACTCAACATCACAATTGATTTGATTTCTTCCATAGGAGAAAAGAAAGATGTACCTGTGGTTCTGGAAAGCATTTCTCAAACAGATGATTATGAGGGGGATTTTGAATCCAGAAGAACTATCATTTATACTTTAAGATTTACTGCAAAAACACATCTTTTCGGTCCAGTATCGGATACTACAGATGGTCTTATCAAGAAAGTTATTGTCGATAATTACGCATCGACTGACGTTAAAACTGCTCAAAGATCTTATCGTTATACTGTTACCCCTAGAGCAATTAAAGATTATAATGATGACAATACAACCGTATTGGATGGTTCTATCAATACAGTAGTAGGAAAAGTTTCTGTTTCGGATGCATCATCACTTACTGCTGAATCTAGAATTAGAATAGATGAAGAGACGATGTACATCAAGTCTATTGAAGAAAATGTCTTGTATGTGATCAGAGGTTATGATGGTACTACTATTCAAAGTCATGAACATGCTGCATCAATCGACATTCTCAATTCTCTTGATGATGCATTAGTAGAACCAGAAGATGATTTTGGATTCAACGAAACTACAGTTTTTTATGACATTGGTGGTGAATTTGTTCCAGAACAATCTACTGGTAGAGATCCAATTGTATAATTATGACAAATTCAAAAAAACTCAAAAAGACAGATCCAATTGGAGATTCTTTAGGAATTGAGTCTCAGATTATTTCTGTTGATGCTACTTCCGTAACTGAGTTGGTTTCTAATTCTACAGACTCACCAAAAGAATCTATTGACGTAGATCAAATTCAAAAAGATTATGAGTATAGTAGAGGAAATTTATATTCGTTGGTGGAAAAGGGGCAAGAAGCAATTAATGGTATTTTAGAATTAGCACAAGAAAGTGATAGTCCTAGAGCTTATGAAGTTGCTGGTCAATTAATTAAAAGCGTAGCTGATACTACAGATAAATTAATTGATCTGCAGAAAAAAATGAAAGATTTATATGAAAATCAGCCCAAGGGTCCGACTAATGTTACGAATGCTTTGTTTGTTGGATCAACTACCGAACTATCAAAATTACTTAAGAACAATAATTTAAATAAATAGTATCAAAAGTCTTTTAAAAAGTGGCAAATACTAACATAACATTTGACTCTGGAACAGGAAATCCTTTTCCTGTAAATTTGACCATTTATACTGGTGTTGACTTTTTTTATACTTTTAATCCAAAAACATCGAGTAATGGATCCTATGATTTTACTGATTATTCAGGATCTTGCCAAATAAAAAAACATCCAACAGCAACTTCTGGAATTGTTACTTGTTCGGTTTCTTTTCCAGGATTATCTAGAATACAAATTTCTTTAGGATCTACGGAAACAAAGTTATTAACTGAAGGTAGACATGTTTATGATGTCAATGTATCTGTTGGTGGATCATTTTTTAAAGTTGTGACAGGAACTGCTATGGTGAGAACGGGAGTCTCAAGTTAAATGAACGAACAATTAAAGTCACATAAAACAGTTGAACAGATTGCAAAGAAGCATCGTCTTGATGTTTCTTTTATTGCGAATCAACTTAAGATGGGAGTTCCGATTGAGCATGAACATACTAAAAATAATGTAATGGCAATGGACATTGCTCTTCAACATTTAGATGAAATACCAGATTATTATACACGTTTAAAGAAAATGGAATCGGATGCCAAAAAACATCATAGAAAATTTAAAGATGTTTCGGAAGCATGTTGGAAAGGGTATACCCAAAAAGGATTGAAGAAGAAAGGAAATAAAATAGTTCCTAATTGTGTTCCCACAAACGAAGAGACAACATCTGGAGATGAAGGTCTTCATGATTGGTTTAACAAATCAAAATCATCTGACGGAAAAAAGGGGTGGGTGCAACTTGGTGGAAAACACGCAGGAAAACCCTGTGCTCGTCAACCTGGACAAACTTCCACACCAAAATGTGGTAGTTCAAAAATGGCAGCAAATTTATCTTCAGAAGACGAAGAGAGAGCAAGACGCAGAAAAAATAGATTAGATCCAAATCAACCAGAAAAAACAGGTGGTGCAAAACCAACAAATGTAAGAACAGAAGAATGGTCTGATAAATATAAGAAGTCTATAAATTGTGAAGATCCAAAAGGATTTTCCCAAAGAGCACACTGTCAAGGAAGGAAAAAGAAAATGAATGAACAGAGTTTTCAAATTGATACTTCTGCACATAAATCCGCACAGAGACAGCAGAAGATTAGAAATCTTGCCAGCGGAACTAATAATCCGAATGAAAAAGCAGCGGCACAAAGAAAACTTTCTGGACCTTCATTGCCATTGGCAGATGAATACCTCAATGAAGTAAAAGATAAACCAGGAAAAGGTAGCGGGAAAAAAGATGCTTGCTATA